TTACTTTTTGTCTCTAAAAAGCCAGTTGAGGAGCCCTTCAAACGCCGTACCCACATCAATATTGATATACGGAATTTTGCCGCCAGTCCTCGAATCTCCGCTTTTATTGGTTGAGCCGCTGCTCTTCTTCGCCGGATGCAGGATATCAAACTGCCGCTGGTTCTCCAAAATCTGGGCGTCAAACTGGCGGATATCCTCCAATATTTGCTTTTGCTGCTGGTTAAGGGATGCCTCAAATTGCCGTTTGCCTTCCGCAGTGTTTAAATCATACTGCCGCTGCTGCTCAGTCAGGCTGGCATTGAACTGGCGCGTGCTCTCCGTCTGTTGTGCTTCAAACTGGCGGGTGCTTTCGGCAAGCTGCGTATCAAACTGCCGGGTATCCTCCGCCAGCTGGTCATAATTGTACTTGTTGCCAAGGTCGGCAGCCCGCTTCTGTTCGGTCAGGGATTCATTGTACTGCCGCGCCTGTTCGTTTAAACTGGAATCATACTGCCTGATCTGCTCGTTGAACTGATTCAGCCATTGTGTTTGGGCCTCTTCCTGCTGCTTTTCCTGGTTGGCGAACTGGTAGATCTGCATCGCCAGGGAATTGCTCTTGTCCGCCGCAGCCGTGGAGCGGTCATACTCCTTTTGTTCCAATTCATCCAGGTAGGCCAGTGTATCGGCAGCCTGGGAGGCGGAATACTGTTTAATTTGGTCCGAAAGCTGCCGGGCCAACAGGCTTTTTTGATCCTCAAAGCCTGTACGATTGAGAGCCTCCTGATCGGTAATTTCCTGCTGCGCCTTGTTCCCTGCAACGGCGATATTGGCCAGCGTGGCGTTGTTGAAGCTGCTGCGCTGCATGCCCTTGGATGTTGCTTGGCGGTTCACCTGGGAATAAGCATCAGCATATTGCTTAGTACTCGCTTCCTTCTGCTTGCCGTACATCGTGCCCATGCCGGCAAGCTGCCGGTCCAGGGCAAGCTGGCTTACGTCCGCCGCCTGCTGTGCTTCCAGACGCTTCTGGTCATAGGCTGACTGATAGCGGTTTTCCGCAGATGCCTTCAGCTCCTCTTCCGTCTTGGGTGTATAAGTATTCTTCTTGAGATCCGAAATCAGTGAATCCAGCGTATAGTTGGCTGCCATATATACCACTCCTTATAAGAAGAAAATCCCCCGGCAAATTACCGGGGGGAATTTCTTTCTGTTCGGCTGTCCGGACAAGTTTTGGATCCTTTCTCAAAACTTTTCAGGATCAGTGGGATTGTTGAGGATGCCGAACACCACCAGCGCATCCAGCAAGGCCACTGCCACGCCGTTAATAACTGTGGACTGCGTGGGCTGCAGGATGCCGGTAGTGACCAGCATAGACAGGATCAAGGAAGCGATGGTTGCCCAGGTAACCTTGGATTTGAAACGGTTCTGCATTGATATGCTCCTCTCTTTTTTCTTAATGGTTCGACAGCACATATTGCTGCATAGTTTCATATGCTTTTGTCACGTTGCCGTCGCATTTGAGCTGCTTTAAGCCATCCAATGTGGCAAACTGGGCTTGCAGCAACATGGATATATCCTCCCGTTCCCTAAGCTGGCGGCCTTCCACATTTTCCAGCCTGTGAAGCAGGTCATGGGCTTTGATGGCTGTAGCCGTTATGTATCCGATGGTGGCAAATGCAATGGTTATCAACCACCAATAATCCTTTAGTACTGTCATAAGGGTCATGGTTGTCCACCTCACAGATAATCTTTGATTAAACCGTAGACCTGTTGGGCCAAAGCCTTAGCGCTTGGTACAATCACGGCCTGCGCTTCCTCCAGCGACTTTTGCGTGGCTTCATCCACAATGCCGGATTCCGGCAAATGGTACGCAGCCTGCAATTGTTTGACTGCAGCTTCCGTCTTGGGGCCGAAGATGCCGTCTGCAGCGCCACAATTGAATCCCGCATTGTTCAGCAGATTTTGGAGCTTTTCCACTGCAAAGCCCTTGCAGTGAATTGTCAAATAGCTTGGTTCGCTCACTATTTCACCTCCTTCCTCCTTCATGCCCTTGAGAATACCGAAATGGTCCCATGCGTAGCTGCTCAAGGGGGAATGTATGACGCCGCTTGCATGGCCCCTAGCATCCACAACATAGCCGTTGCCCAAATAAATACCAACATGGCCCATAGGATCCGCACTGTCCATGGCATTGTAAACGAAGCAGACCGTATCCATTGGCATTTGGCCGATCGCTCCTTTTTCATCCCAGTAATCCCCCTTCCATTGGCTGCTGGCCCCGTGGGGCATTGTGATGCCGATCAGTTTCCCGGACTCCTTTGAAAAACCCGAGCAATCGTAACTTGGCTTGTCCTTGTACTTGCACCCATCGCAGGCAGCCTGCCTGCCGCTCAAAACAGGGCAGTACCTTTTAATATTGGCGGCATATTCCGGCTTGCTTTTCAACTGCTTTTCCCGGTATGCAGGAGTGCATTTCTCCCCATGGGACGCAAAAATATATGGGCAACCAACTTTACTGATTGCCCATTCACGGATGGTTTCTGACTTATTCACTTACGCTCTACCTCCGACAGTTTCCAGTTGTGTTACCAGGATAGTGATCTGTTATTCCTGGGTGGTTTTCTGTGTGAACAAGCTGGTGTTTTCCATTTCCAAATTGCGTATCACTCTTTCCTGGCCGACCTTTACTTTTTCCAGAGTTTGTTATATTCTATTGATCTTTACCAATTCTGCTTGTAACGCAATGACCTGCTATTTGGCGGTGGTTGCTTTGAGCAATGTCAATTTATGCTCCATAAAAGCATTATACCCCCTACAGCATCGTGATTGTCGTGCACGATTATGATATTGTTATGACAGCAGTTACTTGTTCTTGCGTAAACATATCTGATTTGATAATACAAAAGTTGATCCAGATTTTCCTTTTGTACATGCTATCATCAAATGCGTTGTTCTCCCAAAGTACAGATTATCAGCAGCTGTTTTTATGATTTTTCTCCTTATGCAGTTCGTTTCCACATATAACAAGTGACATAGGGCTGCAAGTTATTATGCGCACCACCGCCGCCAGTTGCATTGTTTGTTGCAGTAGTCGCTTGATTAGTTGCAGTTGTAGCGTTGTTGGTAGCAGTATTGTCCCAAATACCAGGCTGGTCACTTCCTATACTATGATAATGATTAGCACTTACTCCACCCGTATAAGCACCTGTTACGGTCCCATAATATCCAGCACTTGTTACCTGCCTGTCTACAACATAAAGGTTTCCGTCATTAAGAAGACGATAACCTATACCATGTGAATGATCCGCTGATTGCCAACCAGTTCCCCCACCATGGCTATGAGAATTCTGACCATGATTGTGGGAATTCTGACTATGATTATGGGCATCCTGACCATGATTATGTGAATTTTGGGTATGGTTATGGTTTGGCAATTCAATGGTAGAAAGTGTGATGGTGCTTGCACCGCCTGTTTTTTCCACCGTGTTGAAGTTGCTATCGCCCGAATATACTCCAACAGGTACACGCCCAGCCCCCCAAGCCGCCCATGTACCACCAAAAATACTTCCAGGATTGGTGGAGTTTATTGACATATAGATACAGCCCACAGGATATAGGGCATCTCTTACAGTAGCAATCAACTCTTGCCCTTTGTACTCCATGTCCCATGTGGGTGGCAGCAAAAAGCGGTTTGCCACTGAAGCAGTACGACCTACAGCGGCGGCATTTGTTTTGAATTCATATAACCGCGAAGAGGGGGAGATTAAATCCTGCTTTGGCGTTGTCTGTCCAACCTTATCCGTCACTTCAATCAAGATATCATAGGCAAAATCAGTACTGATCCCCAAAGCAATTTTGGTTTTGACTTCATGGGGTAAATTCACTCCGGCACTCCACGGTGCAGTGCCTGATTGGCGGTATTTTGCCTTGTAGGTAACAGCCTGATTTGTCCCAACCGCCGATATGTTATACGATGCTTTGACAGCAATACATGTACCGTCATTATTGGCTGTCATCGGTACATCGTCATTGCACCTATAACATTCCAAAATAGTGGTAATCGGCTTGTGGTATTCTGTTACGGTGATAGACTGGCTTGTTTCACCTAAATGAAAGCGTGTATCCCTGGCAGTTGCCAGAAATGGTTTTCCCCCGGCAACGGTGTACACATTGGACGTGTAGCTTGCCGATTCCGCAGCATAAGTTTGCTGCGTTCCATCCGCAGCCAGGGTAATCTGGGTCACCACAGCCGAATATGCCCTGGCGGTTGTCACGTTCAAGGTAACGCTGCTGATCCCTTTCAGATACATACCTTCAAAGGTGTTATTTCCTATGCATGCGATGGATACCGTTGGTTTGACCGATGCGGGTACTTTTATTTCAAAACTTTTAACATCCGTACCAATCGCCGCACCGCCGGAATAGGTGGTCAGTTCGCAATATGCCGCGCCGGTTTCCCCAGCAGGGACAGCGTTGCACCAATCAGCTGGAATCGTCTTTGTATCGGCAAGGCCTGACACTGTATGCGTATCCGTATATGTGCCGTTTACATACCAGTGAATCGAATGCGTGTACGAAGCATCCAGACGCGTGATCGTCGCTGTGATCTGCGATGCGCTGTCCATCGGGACAGTGGACTTGTCCAGCGTGATAGTGGATTTTGGGTTTGCAACAGCAAGCGTGGCATACGGATCAGACAGTCCGCTGTCATACCCGGCAATATTGCTGACAGATTTCACTTTGTAATAATATGTTCCAGGAACAGATTCGCTCACTGTGGCAGGCGATGCCGCGCTTGTTTTTACATCAGCATATGCGCCTGTTGGTGATGTGGAACGCTGGATGGAATAATAGGCAATGGATGTACCGGCGCCAGTCCCTGCGCCAGACCAACTCACCGTAACGGATGCGTTTGGCATCGCGCTTCCGGAAGAAAGACTAACCGCAGTCGGCGCGGTAACACTGGAGTAGGCATACAGGTAGGGGCTGTATGATTCGGCAGAGTTTGCAAATTCACCCACAGCATATACATAAAAACGTGCGCTTTGTCCTGCCCCGGCTGGAATGGAAACCGTATAAGATGTATCTACGGTAGTGGCAAGCTGATAGTATGCGCCGCCGTTATCACTTCGGCAAATGACATAGTACGAAATGGCGTTATAGCTGCCGTTTGCGCCTGCCCAGCTTAATATGGTTGTTCCCGATGCTGCTCCGTACTGATTGGATGTGCTGCCGTTCAGCTTGGCATTTGTACAGGTAGGTGCAGTGTATGGCGGCGTGTAGGATACTGTTAACGAGTTGCTGCGCCAGTTGGCAGTTCCTTCATGGTATGCACCTGTGGAAGTTTGGGAGCCGCCTGTAGAGGATTTCCATGTGTATGTGACTGTCGTATCCTGCCCCGGCGTAATGGAAATATCTTGCGTCTTGGCAGTATTGCCGTTAATCTTGCCTGTACCCCCATACAATCCAGCATTAAAATTAGCACAGGTGATGGTCGCTGAATGGACAGTTGACCCTGCTGGTATGGCTGATGTGCCATATGAATATTGTACGGTTTTTGTGGACGGGGTTGTATAATATTTGCTCGCGCCATCATCCCAACCGTAAAAGCTGCTGACTTGATAAAAATCAGCGATTGTGCCTGTATATGTCCATGCCATTATTTTTCCCTCCAGGTGGCAGATATGCCGCCATATACAGCTTTAATTTCTGTCAGGCCTGTGCCGCCTTGCCCCGCGGCATACGGTGTGCCAATGGTTAGCGTACTTCCAACTTTAGCGACGGAAATATACATGCTGTCCGTGCCAATATAGGCCACTTCATAATTGCCATACCTGAAGCCTAGTCTGTCTTCCGATAAAAGTGTATTAAACTGACTATTGGGATTGATGATGTGGAATCCTGCCGTATCAAAGACAAAGTACCGCTTCAATGTAGTTTGGTAATCGCCAAGTGCGGTTTCAGCGGCAGCGGCGCGACTGGATTCCTGCGATACAGCAATTTCAACGGCATTGGCACGCTGCGTCACTTCGGTGGAAAAACGATCTGCTACAGATTGTTCTGTGGCGTAATCGGCAAGCTGTGCTTTGTCGGCCTTATCGGTAAACACCTGGGTGCTTGTGACCGTGTTCACAATCTGATCAGGTGTCATGATGCTTTGGGAAACGCTGTTGATGGTATCAATGGCGTTGGTAAAGGCCAAGGCTTCCCAGCCTGTGTCTAGATCGATGAACCGATAGCACTTGTTGTTGTCATCGGTGTCATACCACAGATCACCATGCCCCATCCCGGTCTGCGGCAGATCCGGTTGGTGGAAAACATGACTGCCGCCGGAAATCGCCAGTATCATATTTTCTACATCGGCAGTCAATGCTGGTATGGCCTGATCCTGATACGCAATCCAGTTATCGCCGCCTTCGCAGCGATACCATTTGTTGCCTTCTGAAATATTAATCCAAAGGTCACCAACATTGCCTTCTACGGGCTTTGCAGGTGTCACAAAAGTACGATTGGTCAAGGGTTGCCATGTGGAGCCTGTCCAACGTTTCATCACGTTGGGCGTGGTGCTGGTATCCAGCCAAAGCATGTTTTCGGTGGGGTTGGGCGGCGGCGTGGCATTTTTGACTGTCAGCGCATCTAATATGTTTTCAAAGGCAACCATCAGCTGCCACTCATCGCTCACGCGCCGGTACAGGCGGTTGTCATCATCTGTGTCATACCATAAATCGCCATACAACGCATCGGCAGGTTCTGCATCCTGCCGATATATTCTGGAGCCGCCCGAAACAGTCAGCATCAGGCTTTCAGCGGTCTGTTTCACTTCAGTGGAATTGCCCAGAGCATCCGCTATTTTACCTTGCAAAGGCTTACCCAAATCTTCCATCCGCAGTCTACTAAAGCGGCTGTACAGATCGTCAATGACATCACCAAGCTGCTTTACAAGCTGCCGTTCTTCCGCTGACCAATTGGAAGGGGTGCGCAACGGTTCGTATTGGTGTATGCTGCTGTAGCTTGCCATCCGCATCCCTCCTAATCTGCGTCTATTTCGGTGCGTATCTGGACGCCGCCTATCATGCGCCATGCCGTACTGCCGGCGCTTGAAATAATCAGCCGGAACCGTCTGCCGGAACCACCCAAACGTACTCTTTTTTGTACAGCCGTCTGACTCGTGGTGGAAACAAAGGCATATGCCTTTTCTTTGATTTTCTTTTCGGTTTCTATGGTGAATGTCAGCGTGCCAGTATCTTTTGCTTCCAGTATGAAATACACCTCAAAGCTGCCTTTGCGGATGGTCTTCTGCTGGAAGTCCTGCCATTGCGAAACCCAGCGGCATGGTGTGGCGGCTGCGCCGCTCGTCCAGGCATCGGCTCCCCATTCATGAATACGCCCCGGTGCAGTATGGCTTGTGAAGTACAGCTTCGTGCCGGTGGGCAGGAAGGATTCCACGCTCACATCCGTGCGGTACAGCCATGTGTTCAAACGGAAATTGTAAATCAGCACGGCATTGTTGTAATCAGATGCGCCAATGGGAATAGCGCAATAATAGGCATCCCTAAAGACGCATGCACAGGCCTGTTGAAGCGCCGCAGTATTCATGGAGGCAAGAATCGTTTGGCATGCTTCTTTCTGAAAGGGAGCAGCATTCAATCCATCGTACTGCATGACACAATCATCGCCCAGCATCAAAATGCGTTCGCCTTCCGACGCAATGGTGTTGAAATAGGCAGTTCCGCCGCCATACTGCTCCTTAAAAACAAATTCCGCCGGGTCGGTATTTAGTACACGCCAGATACGGTTTTTCTTGAAGGCGATCAGCTGGGATCCAAGCTGCTTCAGCGCATGAAAGCTGTCGCCATCCCAGCTTGGCTGCATCACATCGCCGGCGCCGTCTTCCGGAATTACAGGATTCGCCGTCCAATCCAATGGGTTGAACGCTGCGCTGAACACCAGCATATCAGGATCATCGGTAATGCCGCCGCCCCAGATCCGTTCTGCACACCGCGCAATCACGCCGAACTTCTTGGGCGTGTTGACGGCGGTGACGGTCATGTTATCGCCCCGTATACATATCATGCCATCCTGGGCATTGCTCATAAGCAGTACATCCACAGGGCCGGTGCTGCCTTCCGGGTTAATTTCGTAGGCTACAAAACTCCATACATTGGAAGCGTATTCTATGCCAACCCAGCCTTCCGGCAGGGTAAGCTGCATCCAGGCAGATCCGCCTTCGGGCATACTGTATAACTGTTTTCCTGCAGCGGCCACCAACACATCAGCGCTTTCACCTTCGTGTGGCCATCGGCGATGAAACCATGCCAGCGTTTCGATAGTAGCCGGACAGGACGGCGTCAAGAGCTTGCACGCTCCCATAGGCTGCAGTACCCCGCCAACCGTTTCCATATTCATCGCTTCGGATGCTGTACGCGGATCCGCGTTGATGCCGTCGCCATACTGCATGATCCCGGTGAATTCGGGGATGCGCAGGTCGGCATCATAGGCGTTCATGGTAACATAGGTCACGCAATCCCCTCCTTATCCGGGTATATTGAAGAATGTTTGTGTTTTCGATCCGCCGCGTATCTGCGCAGCCGTTTCCTCCGCGGCAGCACGGAATTGGAAGCCACGGTTTTGCTTTTGCGGGTTGCCGTTACGGTAAACGCACCAGGCGGCCCAGTTGGCAATGGCCGGATGGGTCCACACAGGCAGCCTGGGCGCATCATTATCCCCGGCAAGCACAGGGAAACTTTGGGAGTCGTCTGCAACGTGTTCCCTGGCAAAGGCGAATACCAGGCGGTCGTACCCTTCGTTCAGGTAATCCATCAGGTATGGCAGAAATTCACCTGCATCCTCTGCGTCATTGCCGGTTTGATACATTACGAATTGCTTCATTTCGCCAACGGTCATCTATCACACCTCACAGGTTCGGGTATTTCACACGCAGCGCCAGGAAAACTGGGATCTTTACATTCACGTACTGGCCACGCTGGATGATCGTTGTTTCGCCGCTTAAGGTCACGTGTTCCGTCTGGTCCACTTTCGCACCGGAATCATCCTGCTCCAGCAGGGGCAGATAGATTTGCACAGTGGGTACCGTTTCGGGCTCGGAAGCGGGATAGCTTGCGGTAAGGGAAGCGGTATCAGTTGTTTTGGCAGCCATGGTATACCTCCTAAAATATAAGAGGAAGCGCAATGCTCTCCTCTCTGTTTGTTCTCAGGCGATTTCCAAAAGCCTCATTCTTGAGGGAGGTGCCGCCCGCAGGCGGCGGAAGGAGTCAAGCGGTCTCGGTTTACACAAGCGGGTCATTGCGACTTGCTCTCATATGTTTGGATCTTGTGATCTGTTATCGGTGCTACATCTCGTTCGTTCACAAAGCATTTACAAAATAGTGGGAGGGAGTGGTATACTCCCTCCCTGAGTCGATTACGCCGTCGCCCCATGCTCGATTCTGACAATGAAGTCATCCTGCAGTATGGCTGTGGCGAAGCCTTTGACCTTCCATGCGATGGTGCCGCGCTGGGCTTCCGGGTCGGCCGCGCCGGCGGAGCCAGGCGGGTTGATGATGATTTGAATGTTCTTGCCGCCTCCCTCCAAGGCGATGTCGCCAAAGGCATCCTTACCGTAAACAACGGTTGAATACACGGCGGCATTGTTCCCGCCGCCGGTGGGCAGGATCTCAGCAGCCTGGCCCGTGGTCCATTCGGCGGTGACAGCGCTTGCGGGCATCCAACGGAAATACACCTTTTTTGCTGCTGCGTCGATGCGCTCAATGCACATGGGTGTTTTGGCAGTGACCCCGGTCTTGGTATAGGCCACATCCACCAGCCTGCCCGTCATTTCCCGGGCCGCATCCTCCGTAATGGTGTCACTCACCGTAATGCACTTGCCGGCTGCGTCCAAGGCGGCCAGCGTCCATTTAGCTGTGGTGCCGAAAAGATTGGACTGGGTTTCAAACACCTTGGCATTGCTCGATTCAAAGAATTTCACTTTGTAGATCACGCCCAGCTCGTACTTGTCCACCTTTTCACCGCTTTGGTATTTGGCGCGGTCTACCCACATGGTATCGCTGGTCAGGTCGTGGACAGTGTCCGGATGGACGATTGCATGGTAATAGCCATCGTCAAAGGGCTTGCAATTGTTGCGTTTTAACGTTCTGACCGCCTTTTTGATGTCGGCATAGGTCAGTTTGTCGGTGGCTGCGATGGTGCCGCGGCTTGTATTGCTGCCATTGAACTGCACATTCAGGCCTGCATTTAGAGCATCGCAGCTGACGGTATCCAGCGACAGTGCCGCCTGGTCCGAAAGCAGCTGAGCCGTTTCCCTATGGATGTTGTCCAGCAGGTAGTACTGCATTTCCTCTGTGGTTTCCACGTGCGCGCCATAGGGCTTGACCATAACGGTAAAGGCCGTCTGGGTCAGTGTCTGGCCGGCGGGGGAAACGCCTTCGGAAAGTGGCTTGGTCACGGCGTCAAAGGGTGTAAAGCGCCTGAACTGCACGCGCTTGCCGTTGTGCATGGGCAGCGTCCGCTTTTGCGCATCCCTTGAATGGACCATTTCAGGCTTTGCGTTCTCCAGCAGCGTTTTTTCGTAAAACTGCACAAGGCCGGGCGCAACGCCGGAAGAGTGGGTATAATTCAGGTTGTCAAAAACCGCCATGGTAGATCCTCCTTAAGTTCGCATGTCGATTACTCCCCCCTGCGCCAGATAGTCCTGGACTTTTTTGAATTGCTCGCTGCTTAAGTCTCCAATAGACCTTGCGGCAAATCCGCTGCCGTTGGGCCTGCGGGAAGGCGTGGGAAGCGTATGGGCGGATTTTCCCGCCATGTGCTTATACACATCCGCAAAATCCCATTCCCTGGATAGCACACGTCTTTTGACCTCCGGGTCCGTATTGTAGACTTCCAGCACATCAATGCCGCCAGCGGCCTCAATGGCCTTCGCCTGGGCAATCAGCATTTGTCCATAGGCTTCCGCGTCGTCGGGGGAGCTTGATTGGCTCGATTGATTCGATTGGTTAGATTGAGCTCCAGTGAACTGTCCTTTTTCGTTCCGGACAGGCTGAAAAGACTTTTCGGGTTCAGCGCTTTGGGTGGGCAGCCCGTTTTTCAGCCGAAGATATTCCAAAGCAATTTCCCTGGATGCGACTTTGCCAGAGCTGACCAGATCGTCCGCATCACGGCTGAGCATCGCCTCCTGGAGGGGGCGGAGCTTCGAGTCATACTCTGCGGCGATCTTGGCTCTTTCCTGCGCAAGCACGGATTGGATCTGCTTGTTTACGCCATCCTGTATGCGCTTTTGGATCCAGCCGGCCTGCTTTTCGCCGCCTTTTTGTTCTTCGGGCTGAGATGATTCAGGCCTGGATACATCCGGCTGCGTACCCAGAACATCGTCCAGGGTGGCCCCTTCAGCCTGAGTGGACTCAGAAGCGTTTATGGCCGCGTCGTCCGGCCCCGCTTCCTGCAATGAGGTATCGACCATAGGATTTTCCTGCATGTGTAACCTTCCTTTTTATCGCGCATTGCGAAAACGCAAAGCGCGGGATTGTATGAAAAACAGCAGCTTTGGGGCTGCTGTTCATCAACCGGGATACTGTGTACTCCAAAAGCCTCCCTCATGAGGCTTTGGAACACTGCCCCCGCCAGTGGCGGTAATGGGCGGTGTGGAGGAGGCTGGCGAAACGAGCGGAGCAAGCAAGGCTCCTTTTGAAAGGAGCTGTCGAGCGAAGCGAGACTGAGGATTGTTTAGCGCAGCACCGCGACGATTGAGCCAGATGGGATGATGCCGACGAAGGAGGCGGAAGGAGTAATAGAAAAGGACTGAGCTACTACAACACCCCGCCTATCTCCATTCCTTCCGGAGGCATTGCTGCATTCCCCATTTCCACTGCGCCGTTCTGCATCATCTGTGCTTCCGGAGCCGGCTCTTCCGGTGCTTGCTGCATCTGCCCTCCCGGCCCCTGCGTCATCTGCTCTTCCTCCGCCGGCTGCACTTGCCCTTCCGCCTCCTGCCCCGATTCCGGGTTCGATCCAGCATTCATAGCCTTTTCATACTGCACATTTACCTTTTGCAGATTAGCCACCATTCCGGAAAGCTGCCCAATCTGTTCCTGCTGCTGTTTGAGCATTTCCATTGTCTTATCGTTCTTAATCAACACCGGCAGTATTTTTTCCTTGCCGTCCACGTTCATAAGTTCAAACAATGTGGCCAGCGGGAAGAAGGAATTCGCCTGCGCCGCCATGGAATACGCCTGCAGAAACAGTTCGTTTTGAGCCTGTACCTGCAAGGGGTTGCGCTTTTGCACCTGCACCTGCACGGTGTAGGGCGGCGGGGGCAGCGTGTTTCCCTTTTTACCAGCGCCAAACAGATGCTCGGGGCTCATTTCCACTTCCCGCTGCTGTCCAAAACTGCCCACGATCAGCGCCTTGCGCTTCTTGTCGTAAAACTGGGACATCAGCCACAGAATTTGCTTCACCATGTCCTTGAATCCCTGGTTCAGCACGTTGGTCCGCATCCGGCTTTGCTTGTTGCCGGCCTCCTGCAGGCTGTTGATGGCGGCCGCGGCCGTAACGCCGCCGGCGGTTTCGCCGCGTGTAAACTGGTTCTGGCCAGAATCCATCTTTAAATCGGTCTGCATTTGCATCATCTGCTGCGTGACCATGCCATTAAACGGCGCATGCGTCAGCCATTGCAGGTTCGCCCCGTCGATGTTGTCGCCTTCTATAATATCCTTTGACCAGTCGGCCAGCGCATCCTTGTCAATGCCGGAATTGCGCCGTATCAGCAGGCGCCCCTTGCTGCTAAACCTTAAATTGACGTCAATGTAGTGGTTCAGCCGGTTGATGGTGCGCATCATGGGCGCCAGCTCCTGTATGAGCCCGTCCCCCACCGGGAACCCCTCAATGGGCGTGAACACATCCAGTACAAAGGGATACTGTCCGTGCCTGTAAATGTTTTCATGAATGGAAAGCAGCGCTCCGCCGGCAGCATAGGCTACGTTGACGGTATACTGCTTTGTTTTTGCGTCGTACAGCCTGTACCAGTACTCGATCAGCATAGCCCGGGCTTCTTCTGAAGTATCCGCGTCCTCCTGGGCCATCAGCACGCCGACTCCCTCATGCAGCCCGTCCTCCGGGCGGATATAGGGCGCCTGCGCAGGATAGTGGGCTGCATACCAGCTCACGGGATGCCAGGATACCTTCATCAGCGCCCTGGCGTCCTGTATGTCCTCCGCCAGCGGATCCCATAAAAAGGATTCCACGGGATACCGTATCACGGCGATATTTCCCTTCCCGTAATCCATGTCCGGGTCCCAGGCGATCTGCGTAACGGCGGTGCCCGTGCCAATAAAATCCTCCACGCGCCGCTTATAGAAGGTTTCGAAATCGTTCTGGGCGAGCACGAACCGCAGCGCGTCGTTCATGTCCTCCGAAACTGCCGTAAGTTCAGGCCGTTCCGGCATCAGCACGGCTTCCGGCATGTTGTCGATCTGATCGGCCACGCAGTTGTTGAAGGTGCTCTTGAGCGTCTGCAATTGCAGTGTGGGCTCGCGCCGAACGGTTTCCTGTCCGTCCTTCCTCTCCCGCACCTCGTAATCATCCTGCCTGGGATCCTGTAGGAGGATAATTTTGCGGGATTCCTTGGCCCGGTCGTGAATCTCCCGGCAGCCCTGCGTGAAGGTAGACAGCCGGTCGTATATCTCATTGAGCAGATTTTTCTGCGCGGCGTTCAGCGGCTGGTCCGATATTGCGATATCGGCCGCCTTTTGTGCTCCAGGTTCCATCATAGGTGCTCCCTCCTTGTATAGGGGCTGAACGGTTTTGTTGGTGAAGAATCAAACTGCCGGACCGGTGTTGTTCTGGACAAAAGGAAATAGCGCGTATCGTCATAGGCGTGGTCCTCCGCGTCCGTGTCCACATCCTCTACGCGCCGCTTGTCATAGGGCAGTATCGGCACGGTGCGAATCCAGTCCCTGCAGGTTGAAAATATGTAAATCGCGGCTTTGCCCTGCACATCAAAGCGCAGCCGTTCGTGCAGCGCCGCCTTGCCGGCAAGGCGCGTATTGTCGCCAGGCCGAAAGTACACACCCTTCAGCCTTTCGGTGGGCTCCATCTGCTGGGCCACCGAATCGCCCCGGCTGCGGTCGAAAATACTGGGGTCGGCCAACCGGTCAATGGAAATGTTTTCGCTTATCTCCGCTTCTTCCCTTAAAACAATTCCTTCCGCGATTTGCCTGGGCGTAAGCTTCAGTCCCGTGTTGGGATGGCTTGATTCGCACCCATACCACTCCCGGTACCGAAAGGCCGTACCGTCGGGCGAAACCGCCCACCAGCCGCAGCTGAAGGGTTTGCTGTAACCAAAGTCAAAAGAAAACACCCGCGCCCAGTTGGGCGGGATGTTGAAGGGCTCAATGATATGAGTCCTGATCCGTGTCTTATAACCGGCCGGATCGTTTACAATGTCCGGGAAGGCCTGACCCTCGAAGGCGTCCCAATCGCCATATAAAAGCGCCCGGCGCAGGTTCGGGTCTTTTCGCTCCAACTCATAAATGTAATCCTTGGTGATGTGCGGGTTGTCGGTAGGCAGGGCCGGTATGTACTGGGTAGTGAACAGCTTGCTTTCATGCAGCGCCTCCGACCTGATTTCATGCGTGATCATTTCGTAGTATGGTCCGGCGTCCACAAAGTAGGCTTTTACCCAGCCATGGCCGATATTGCCGGGATTGCTGGAAGATCGCACCACCGGTACCAGCCCCAGCGCCTTTTTGGCTCGAAGCCGTGTTTTGATGAACTCATATATCTCCCGCTCAAAGCTTGTCAGCTCATCAAAGTACAGCCAATGGATCTCCGCGCCGGCATAAGCGTACATATCTGCAACGCTGGCACAGTGCCTGAAGCATATCTTCGAGCCGCTGCTTATCGCCATTTCATGCCGCCCCACATTGTAGGCAGCGACCTCCCGGGGATAGGATGCCAGCGCCTCCGCAATGATGGTATCCTCCAGCTCCCGGTAGGTACGCCTAAAGATGTACGCCTTCGATTTGGGATACTTTAGGCACCTGGCCAGCGCGTCCATCACGATGGCTTTGGATTTTCCGCCCCCCGCCGCTCCACCGTACAGTACTTCGTTAGCCGCCGACTCATGAAAAAGCCGCTGCTTTGCGGTGGGGGCATAATCGATTGCTACGACGGATGACATGGAGAGTGCAAAACCCCCTTCTGTTTCAAAATTCTCAATGAATAATGAACGATGATTAATGAATGGTGAACAGTACGAATATTTTTCAGTGAATAGGATGCGTGGCGACCCCACAAGGCTTCCCCTTCGAGGGGAAGCTGTCGACGCAGTCGACTGATGAGGTGTCAATGGATGATTAGATATTCGCAGTATAATCCCTCACCAAACACTACGCACCTCTTTATTCCATCTGGCTCAAATATAGCACTGCAAGCAAGGCTCCTTTTGACACGCCTCCAGCCTCCTTCTTCTTAAGCCCCCTCCGTAATCCTCCGTCGCTGCGGCGCCACCGTTCGGAGGGCGAGCGAAGCGAGTCTGGAGCATTGGAGCGGAGCGGAAATGCGGAACACCTTCCAAGCGAAGCGCAGGACGGTGCGTAGGCTAAAAAGGAGGCCATGGAAGCCATTTCGCTGGTGAGCGAAGCGAGACTGAGGATTATAGGCTCCTTTTGAAAGGAGCTGGCGAGCAAAGCGAGACTGAGGATTATAGGCTCCTTTTGAAAGGAGCTGGCGAGCAAAGCGAGACTGAGGATTGTTAAGCGCAGCACCGCGGCGATTGAGCCAGATGGGATGGTGCTGCCCGCAGGCGGCAAAAGGAGTAATCCGGCTCCCCATACTCACTCTCCATCCCCATTCTCATCTCTTTCCTCCTCCGGCACCGTCCTTTTCGGCATCCCCGGCTCCGGCATACCTCCCGTGAAATTCACCACAATCTGGCCATCCGCGGTCGATTGCAGCTGGGCCGCATAGCGCAAAAGGGTCGTTGCCGCGTTAGCGCCTAGCCTCTTGTCGTCAGCCTCCAGAAGCGTTTTCAAAAACATAAGCGCCTGGGGCCTTAATTCCGACAGCCATTTGTTGCATTCCTCCACGCATACGGTCTGGAACGCCGGCTTCCGCTTCCAGCTTAAAACTGTATCCTCCGGCTTGCCTACCATTTCGGCCGCTTCTTTTATTGAGTGACCCTGGCCCAGCAGCATGGCGGCCTGCCTCATTTTAGAATTCAGCGCGGTATTTTTCGCAGGCAACCTACCACCTCTTTTTTATTCATCTGTCATTCCAACAGACTGCACCAGAAGGTTTCCAAATGTTTCTCCACACCGTTTACCTCCGCCCGTGGCATAAAAGAGCGGTGTGGAGGAGGCCAGCCAAACAGGCAGTGCGAGCAAGCCTCCTTTTGAAAGGAGGTGCCGACGAAGGAGGCGGAGGATTGCATAACGTAGCAATGCGACTATTGAATCGGCTGGACTGATCGGAAAGCCCATTGGTTGTGCCCGCAGGCACAAAATCTCTTCTTCTGCTATTCTTGTGCGCCCCGGCCCCGCCGCACCATACATGGAGCGCTCCCGCTGCCCGGATGCATTAGCTCCCGGCAGCCCCCGCAAAAAAGAGAACAAAAGAAGAAGGCCTCCCTTAGGACAGCCTTTTACACTATTATCCTACCATATGCAAAACCGGAAATACAAGGAAACCAACATTAACCTTTTCACATTTTTCTTCTTTCAAACTGTAACAATCATTCTTATATGC